GTAAAGCTCCATGTTCTCCGTGTATTTTTCCGTGAGACTTTTCCGCATATCTTCGGTTATTTCTGGCAAGACAGTTATTCCCTTAACCTCTTTGACTAAGCGGCCGTCGATATCGTTGATTACTTCTTCAACACGGAGCGGGAGATTATTTATTGCAGACTTTACCCTGGCTTCCATGGTGTTAAGCTCTGCCTTTATGCGCTCGTTTAGTTTCCTCATTTTATCATTAGCAATCATCGCCGCAGCTGTTACATCAGGCGGGGCCATGCCTTCCCATTGTTTCTTGCGTCCGTTGTATTTTGCAAAGCGTGAAAGCTCTTTTGATATGCGTGAGTTAAACGATCCGGTAAATACCCCGTCTTTGTATTTTACTGTCCCTCGTCTGATTGCAGATATTAACGCGCTATTTGAATTGTAAAGCTGGTTAAAACGCTTATCGCTTATTAAGTCAAGGATAGGCTTATAATACCATTCGTAAAATAATTCTATGAGTTGATCTTCAATTATTTTGTAATCTGATTCTTGAAGTTTTATCATTCTGCTACTGGTTTAACTGGATCGCTCATGGTCGGAATTTCTTCTTCCCCTGCAGACGCTACCGGGTTCTGAACAAGTCCGCGCTCCGCCTTTGTCTCGATATCAATGATTCCAGCTTTCCTGGCAGATTGCATAACTTCCTGAGCATCAATAAGTCCACGATCGTAAAATGATAGTATCCGGTTAGTATCTCCGGTTTTTATCTGATCCTCAATTTCCGGTTTCAATTCACGAAGCGACGGAAAATCAAACGTGAACGACGGTACATAACCTAAAACATGAGCCATAGTGATTTTCAAAAGCTTACGTATAACAGGCTTAAGCGGTGCTCTGATCTCGCTCTCTACCATTGCGTTATAATTCTGTAGCGTATCCTCGCCGCTTGAAAAACCGGAAGCCGCTTCTCCAAACAATTTAGCCATAGGAATACGAAAGGCCGCAGATACTCCCATGCGGTTCTGATTCATAACTTCGGCAAGCCCGGCAAAGCTCATGCTCTTCTGCTCGTAGTCTTCCTGACTATCGAGAACCAGAGCATTGACGTAATTCTTTATCTCATTTGCAGCCTGTACACGCTGCGTTATTTTAGCTGTTCCCCCGGATTGCATGAGCTTTTGAGCAAGGCCGTTTATTTTGTAGACGTCAACCTTCGACTCATCGAGTATTTCATACAGTACATCCTGCGTTTTAAGGTACAAGTTCAGGTCACGGATCATCCGTTCACCTTCACTCATTCCCCATCCACGTAGTACCCGACGGACATAATGCGGGGCCCTCTTACCCTTAGAGCGGAGGAAACGGCTCTCATGAATCGGCTGACCGTACAGATAGATTAGATCGTTATTGCTTGAGGCTGAAAGACTGTAGCTATCCCAGTCGTCAAATATGGCCTGATTGGTGTCAAGCTGCCATCGGTCGATATCGTAGAAATCAAGCGGGGAATTCTTAAGGCCGGGGATATTTAACGGGCTCTCCGGGTCCTGGTTACTGTTAATTAAAAGCGCACCGCCGCCGTAAAGACGTACCCATGTCCAGTAATTCAGGATTGCATCCCATATACCGGCATCTTCCCAGTAGTTCAGTACCTCGTCAATATCGTCGTTATCGAGTTCCCCGGATTGTATATCAATTCCCTTTCCGATTGCATCCTGGATCGGCAGCTGAATCGCAGTCTGAAAAATACCGTTCCCGGTGTACATGTAGGTAAGAATTATCCTGTTCAGCGTTATAAGGGAATAATTATTTGAGAAGGCTGCCGTGCCGTAGCTTGACAGCGTACTCCCGCCGGTTGTCCCGTTCAACATGGATAATTGAATCCCCATCTCCGTGAGGCTATTTGTAAAACGCTGCCCGTTATTCGATTTTCTCCGTGCCATGTTTGTACCTTACCCCTATTTTGATATACGGTCAATTGTTCTAAAGTACGTCAAGCATTGAGATAAAACCTGGACCGTATGTTATATATAATCCGTCGATGATAGTATCTATGATATCATCATGCTCATGCTTCATATCGCCTGAGAATGCAAGCATCTCATCGACCATGATTTTAGTATAAACCGCATTGGCCGGAAGATACAGTTTACCAGCCTGTATGTAATTCAAAATATCCATGAGCCTTGTATATTTATCTCTGTCACGCTGTACCGGCAGAATTGGTATAGGGGATGATATCTGTAAATCCTGAATAAGCCCGGTTCCGCTTGCCTTGTCCTCAATGTAAAATCCTGAACAATGCGCCCCGCCTGCCCCGTTCTGCCATTTATTCCAGAATTCCAATGCGGCATCACGTAGCCCGGGAGCAGTAACCTTTCCGCGATACATATCTAAAATATACACATTAGCGCCGTCAAATCCGAAGCAAGTAAATACAGAAAAGTCATTGTGTTCTTTAACCTTCTGCGCCGTGTCACCGGTTATGAATACACGTTCAAACTTTTCAGGCAGTACGGAATAATATTTCAGCCATTCCTCTTTGATAATATTTCCACCCTGGATAACAGGGTTCTGTTGATACATGGCCTCCCAAATTGCAGGCGGCATACTTGCCTGTATTTCTAATAGCTGTTCAACTGGATGAAGCTGAGGCACAAGAGCTTTTCCATTGTCTATTGCCATATATTTATGTTCGTCCCATTTTTCATTTTTCATACACCACGCTGCAAGGTCATTTGTCGCCCAACGGGTAAGCATCATGACAGTTCCACTTATTTTTGATAGACGTGTTTTGAATACCGAGTTATACCATTCAATGACTGAATTATTCATAGTCTGACTTCTGGCTTCTGACATGTCCTTGTATGGATCGTCAATTATTCCGATATCAACGGGAAAACCTGTCAGCGATCCACCGACGCCTACAAATCGCATAGAGCCGTCCTTCCCGACTATTTCAAATCCTTCTGCGTCACGTGCGCCGTCAACTGTTTTGTTTCCCTGACGTAGCGTTGTATCGGGGAAAATAGCCTTGTACATATCTGATTCAAGAATACGCTGTATTTCTATGTTTCGTTTTTTCGCAAGGATAAACGTATAGGTTGCAACAGCAACCCTTAAGTTAGGACGTACGCCGATTATCCACGCCGGGAATAAAACTGAACAGATAAAACTTTTACCGTGCTGCGGTGGAGCCTCAAGTAAAAGCTTCGGCATTTTTTCGCGTTGTGCATCAACAAAAAACTTTTGAAGATTACGGCATAGGTCCCGGGAAAAATCAGAAAAGATAAAATGCGGTGCCACCGCCGATACGAAGTAAATAAAACTTGACCTGCATTTGCTTATTGCTTCGTTCATTCATCACGCGGAGTATCTGAGTTTATATGATTTTCCAGTTCTTCCAGGGAGACTTTTTTTAATTCTATGTTGCCTGAGTGTTCAACCTCGTGCTTATCGCGCCATTTTCCTGACTGCCTATTTTTCAGCCAAATAAAAGCTGCTGCGGTATCAGGTGGATAATGCTTAACGGTAGGAACGATAACAGGATCGCCTTCATATTGGAATATTTTATCCTCTGGATGAGAATATCCTATAGCCCGTTTATATAGCGATTCGGCAACTTCAGAATCAGCTTTTATCTTTCCCCTTTGTATGGACTCCGAAAATTCAGGATGATCTATTTTCCATTTATTTATTGTCGATTCTGTAACGTGGAAAAAATCTGCAAGGTCTTTATCTGTGGCACCAAGCAAGCATAGTTTATACGTCTGCTCGTTATATTCTTTCCTGTATTTTGTCGGTCTACCTGCCATACCTAAAATAATACCGCCCTACGTGTTTATTTTCAAGTGCCCCACTGGATAGCCATAGCTTCTGCAATTCCTTCATAAAAACGTGACCTTATTTTTCCGCGATCTTTAGACGGCGGCATTTTCCATATTCTTTGTTCCCTACCTTCTACAATATTTGTAGGCATAAGATCAGGTAGCCCCCTTTTCCATAATCCTGTTTTTTTAGTTTCCCCATGTCCAAATTGCCAAGGCTGTATATACTGCGGTTTTGGCATAAAAGGTAAATACTTGTTTATTTGTCCTACAGGGTTTTCTATGCACATTTTATCAACTGGAATATCCCATATCATGCGAATAAACTCTGCAGCCTTTTTTCGCTTTTCTGTTCCTGCATAATAACGGTTTCCGGAAACTGCGATATAAGTACACGGAGGATGCGCTATAATGAGATCACACTCAGACCAATCATAATCAAATAGATTACCTTGTATATGAGGTCCTTCTGATTCTGTCGGCAATATATCACAACTGACTGCGATGTGACCTTGTG